AGGGCTACACGGACCAACAGATGTTGGACCTACATCCTGAGATATCGCAGGCGGACATCGACTCGGCCAAACAGCAACTACTAAACGTGGGTGACAACGATGCCGGTTCGCAAGGTTAAGGGCGGATATCGCTGGGGCCAATCAGGCAAGATCTACAGCACACGAGAACAGGCGGAACGACAGGGGCGTGCCATACGTGCCACGGGATATCGCAAGAGTGGTAGGAGGAGATAATGGATAGGTGGCTTGAAAGGTTCTTCAACGCGTGTGACAGGTTGGCCGAGTGGATAGAACGGCAATTGAAAAAAATATTCAATTAGATTCAGTCAATTAAGTAATCGTGTATGTTCCCATATATAGGCGGTAAAAGCCATCACGTGCGATGGATAGATTCAATCCTACCCAACGGATTCAGCAGATACGTGGAGGTGTTTGGTGGTGCTGGTTGGATGATGTTGAAATCAAAACGAGTGGCCAGTAGCCAACAACGCGTCTACAATGACTTCAATCCCTTGTTGGCCAACTTCTATCAGTGTGCCGTCCAGGACGCCCGCAGGCTGTTGCGATTGTTGGAAGCAACACCGGGCAGTGATACAGATAGATTCCGCCAATACCAGCGGGAACTGTTCACGGACCAACCAGTGTTCCGGGCACCTGACTTTGATCTAGCACTCAAATACATCTACCTACAGACGCAGGTGTTCGCGGGCACACCACTGTCCGCCCGATGTGTGCCCTACTTCGTTGATGTCAATACCCGTGGTCGCTATCCATCCAAGTATGACACCATCATTAAGAAACTTCGAGATCCTAAGGTGATCGACAGGCTCTCCAACATAACTGAAGTCACACAACAGGATTGTATTGACGTGATAGACAGATGGGACTCAGAGGACACCCTGTTCTATGTTGATCCGCCATATCACGACAAGGAGTTCTACTACTCACAGGCTTTCCCAAAACACAAACACGAGCAGTTGGCGGATAGATTGCGTGACATCCGAGGCAGATTCGCACTCAGTTATTATGACTTCGATGACCTACACCAGTTCTATCACAAGGATAGATTCCATTGGCACCAACGCGAAGTCTACAGGGCCGCGGCAACCAGGACCAGTCATCGGGATAATTACAGAGAGAGATCTAGGGCAGTCGAGATCCTGATAACAAATTATGGAGGCCGACCATGGCAGGAATCAAGACCCGCAAGGGACAGCAGACACATCACCAGAAATATTACGCCAGAGGTCAGGAGTGGAGGCCCTGTAAGGTGATACAGAAGAAGAGATCAGGCAACGGCACTAGGACATTCATGGCCGCACAATCAGTCCAGACCGGAGAGATATACAAGAACGCACACGGACTCACGGCACCTTGGCACAGCATACATTTCACACCCACCAATGATTAGGAAACTATACAGATTACCAGAGGAGACCGCCAGGCACAGGCAGATGAAGCAGTTGTGCCTCGACTACTTCACCCACTACGACAAATTGATGAAGCACCCCAGCAAGACCAACGCCGCCAGGGCCAGGAAGGCCTGTGTGCTGTTGAAACGAGTGGCACACGCCAGGGGGGTTGAACTGTTGGACCTATACGCTCCATCAAGGAACGAGGGCAGACCCGAGAAGTTCCCAACCAAGCACAGGAAAAAGGAGGACCAAGATGCCAGGACCTAAGAGAAGCGGTAGAAGGAAACCGATGTCATCCGGTAGAAGGAAGCCTAGTAAACCAAGTGGCAGACGAAGGTAAGGACATTGAGAAGTGGATTAGACAGGTTGTTGCTAAAACTCATAAGGCGAGTGGAGCGGCAATCTGTCCGTTTGCGAAAAGAACACTTGAGGATCGTAAGATACAGATCACGCCTGCGAAGACAGATGTGCTGGATCAGATTGATCAGTGTTGCGGTCTTTTTGTTAGCCTTGGCCTGGACATTGTCATCCTATATTTCACTGACGAGATAACCGAACGAAAACTCGCCAACCTGTGTAGGCGGGCACACAAGAACAATCCTGACTACGCCATAATGTATGACCACCCAGACAACGACGGACTACATAAGGGTGTGTCATTCAGTTATGGCCGACGGCCATTGGTGATGATACAGGATATGGCGAAACTGAAACAAGCACAAAAAAAGTTGAAACAATCTGGATACTACGAGAAGTGGTCTATAGATTCGTTTGACCAGTTTTACTAATAAATATCAACACATTGTGGTATATCCTGCCACGCACAACAAAAGGAGGACTACGATGAGTCAAGAACAAACATCGCAAGACGTTCAGACTGCCACTGGGGCGGCTGACACAGTCTCTAACACGAACCAGGCTACAGCGGACAATCAACCCGCGAAAGTCTATACGCAGGCGGAACTCGATGCCGTGGCGGCTGAAGTAAGAAGAAAAGCCGAAGCCAAACTGGCCAAGAGATTCGAGGGCATAGACGTTGAGAAATACCAGACTTTAATGCAGAAGGAGGAAGAACTAAAGATCTCCCAAGCAAAGGAGAAGTCAGAGTTTGAGAAACTGTTGAAGGAGAACGCAGAGAAGTTCAATTCAAAGATTTCAACACTGACATCTGAACTGACAAAGATCAAGGTGGATGGTGCATTGATAAATGCCGCATCGACCAAGAAAGCGGTGAACCCAGAACAGGTCGCGAGGCTCGTGAGGGACAACATCAAGATGTCAGAGACAGGTGAGGTTGAGGTCATTGATCCCAAGACGGGTCAGACGAGATACACTGACAATGGTGATCCCTTGACGGTAGATGGGTTGGTAGGAGAATTCTTACAATCAAATCCACACTTCGTTTCAGCGGGACAACCGGGAGGTGGTTCTAAATCAAACACTGGCACACAAGGTGTTTCCCAAGTTGATGTTAATAAACTGGACATGACAAATCCAGAACACAGGAAGGTCTACGCCGAGTATCGCAAGAAACAAGGCTTCTAGGACTTCCAAATTAACAACTAAAAGGAGATTAGCAAAATGGCTAATGAAACAACTACTACAAGTTTGAATGATCTGATAGCACCCATCGTGCAAGAAGCGATGTTCGTTGCATCAGAGACTTCAATCATGCCTGGTCTTGTGAAACAATTCACAGTTCCAGCAAACGCAGGGAAGGTCTTGCAAATACCACTTTACCCTGTTTCCACGATCGCATCTGACGCCGGTGAGAACTCAGACCTATCAAACACTGAGATCTCAACTGGTGTTGCGAACATCACATTGACTGAAGCAGGTATCATGACTACACTGACTGACATGGCTAGAAACCATTCAGTATCAAACGTTGTTGCTGACCTAGGTAAGTTATTTGGTGAGGCAATTGCGAAAAGACACGACAGAGCTTTAACTGGCCTGTTCTCATCTTTCACATCACAAATCGGTGCGGCAGGTGACGAGCTAGAAGTGAAAGACCTGTTCGAAGCATACGCAACATTGAAAGCGAATGCGGTTCCAGGACCATACTTCGGTGTGTTCAATCCAAAAGCGATCTACAACATCAAGAAAACATTGACTAACACTTTCGTTAATCCAAATGCTTCTGCTGTTGTTAACCAAGCGATGTCAGAAGGCTACATCGGCAGAATAGCCGGCATTGACATCTTTGAAAGCTCAAACGTTGTTGAAGATTCAGCGACAGGCGTGACCAACGGTATCTTCTCAAGAGATGCATTAGGTCTTGCAGTTGCTCAAAACATCAACATCGAGACTCAAAGAGATGCTTCACTAAGAGCTGAAGAAGTTGTTGCTTCTACAAGATACGGTGTATCTGTATTACACAACTCTTACGGTATCAAAGTGTTAGGAGACAACCAAATCAACTAATTGATTTGATTCCTCCAGGATTATGGAAAGGGCCTTCGGGCCCTTTCTTTTTATATGCTTATTTGGTTCAACGGTCCATCACAGAGCAAACTAGCAGACACACTGCCACGACAACCTATTGAGCTAGGTTGCAACTACATTGAAACAATAAGGCCCGTTGACGCCGTTTGTGCGTTCGACATCGAAGTGGTCAAACAACTCAAGATCAACCCCAACACCAGATACTACACCAGGGCCGACGCCAGGATAGACGGATGGCGATTGGTTGATAATCACATAGTGAGTGGTGCCAACTCCGGCATACTGGCCTGCTGGGTGGCCGTGAATGAATTCAACTATCAAGGTGACATCTACATCATGGGTTGCGACTGGGGACTCACAGACCACAGCAGTTTCGATCACATATACGGTAAGGGAGCCACCAGGAAATACACCAACCACGGCAAGAAGAAGATGCAGAGCATATTCAAGCACCATTCCGTGTGGGTGGTCAATGATCAAACACCTGACGTGCCATTGCCCGTCATCTCGGAAAAACAATTCATTGAAAAGATCCAATAAATAACTCTATCACAAGGAAGGACCTTGTAGAACGAAAAGAAGGACTTTTGACCATGGCGCAATTCGCTACCGACACAGACCTATTGGAATACGTTCCCGACATCAAGAAATATGGGATACAGGAATTCCTAACAGAACACGAAAAGACATACGATGACATCATCAGACTACTCAACGTAAGATGGTGGCCCACCACAGGATTCGCCAGATATGACGTATCCGTGCTAGGAGGTAGCCCAAAACTATCACCCAGCAGGCTGAACTCTGACCAGTTCACCAGGGCCGCGGTTTATCACGTGTTGGCCTACTACATCTATCCAAAACTTTCAACATTTGAACCTGACGGAGACTCATTCAGGGAACAGATGACTTTCTACAAGAACAAATTCGATGAAGAGTTTGACCTTATACTGAAGGACGGGGTCCACTATGACCTGGATAGCTCGGGCTCATACACAGACAGTGAGAAACAATCATTTTACAAGGGTAGGTTGATCAGATAATGTCAGCGAGAGAGAACATAGCAATCAACATAGTCGAACAGTTGGAGAACATGACCAACCCAGCACCAGGCAAGGTGTCTAGGGTTTTCTTCGATGTCAGCAAACTGGCCATAACGCAGTTCCCGGCCATATTGGTGGTGACGTCAAACGAGACCAGGGAGGACATATCAACCGACCTGAGACAGGGCACCATACAGTATGAACTGAGATGCTACGTCAGGGGCACGGAGATAGACACGCTCAGGAACGAGATAGTGGA